TAAACATTTCCAGAGAGATCTGGGAATCAGGTTGCGATCCTTCTTGGATCGCGGAGGTTCCTGCGGTGGCCGGTTATCGATCCCAGCAAAGGGCTGCGGATGCGACGACCGGTGTTCATCACTGGTTTGCGAAGACGCGGTTCATTTATATGATGCCACGAGTTCTCACGAATATCGAGAAAACCATCCAAGCACCGCTCTTAGAAGCGTTACGAGCGAATCCTCGCTTCTGCGCGTGGGATGGACCGGATGCGGTCGACCGTGAGATGACTTCGCTCCTTAATCGGGGCGGCAAGATCTTGTCAATTGATTTTAAGGGGTTTGATCGCTCAATCCCATTCGAGGTCATTGACGAGGTTTATAAAATCATTCGTGCGTGGTTCGTGACGGAAGCATCGCCGCTTGTTGACTTTTGCCAAGAAGTCTTTAAGGGGTGTGGGCTCCTCACTCCGGATCAATACTACGAGGGTAGTATGCGTTCGGGTGGTGTGCCATCGGGTTCAGTAATGACGAACCTGATTGATAGTCTGGTTAATATCTGGGTCATGGAGTACACCGCTTATCTCCTTAAAACAGAGATTACGGCAATGTACCCGCAAGGTGATGACGGGGCGCTTTCTTATACTCAACCCCCGAGCCTTGATGATCTTCAGTGCCAGCTTTCCAAACTCGGAATGGCCATCTCGCTCGACAAGACACTTTACACGACCGGCCATGTGCACTTCTTGCAGGATTTGCACTCGGACGAATATCGTGATGAGAACGGTGTCGCGGTTGGCGTGAGACCCATCGCGCAAGTGATGGCGAATGTTCTCAGCTTTGAGCGTGTTGATGGTGACGATTGGGATCGGACGTATGATACCGTGCGCTGGATCCAACAGATTACCTATTGTAGGCATCACCCGTGCGCAACTGAACTTGCGGACTGGCTTGTGGATTCGGATGTGGAACTCGCGGAGGTTGTTGCTCGGCTTCGTGCTGAGGACAATGACTTCATTTTACGCGCTTTTGCCGCTGTCGGTCGAAAGGATAGCAACGCTTTTAAAGGCTTCTCTTTTAAAGCGTTTCTGTCAAGTCCGGTCTTCGAATATCTCGTGTGGCGGGTTAGTTAATGCGCATATTAATGCGACTTCTCTGATGAGTTTCTTGGTAAGGGGTTACTAAACTGCTTACCTCTTCGTTGCAGTAAGGAGGGTCCTAAATGCTCGAGGTGATCATTATTTTGGCGTTCGTTGCGTTAGCTTTCTGGCTTGGCACGTTGACTCG